TTTATTGATGAGTTTACACGCACATCTGTTGATGAAGGTACATGCGTTGTACGTCTTGGTTGGCTACGAGAAACAGATCTTGTCGAAGAAGAAGTAACAACTTGGCAATATGAAGAAGTTGTAGATCAAGTAACGCTTGATGCGCTGCAACAAGCTATGGGCCTGCGCACAGAAAACCCAAACGAGTTTTTAAATCTGCCTAAAGATTTACAGGAATCTGTTAAATATTCTATGGAAACCAGCGTACCTGCTATGGCAGTTGCTGTTTCTTCAGAAATGGCTGAAGTAGAGAAAGTTAGAAAAAACCAACCTACTTTAGACATTATTAACTTTGAAAACTTTTATTTGGATCCTTCATGTGAAGGAGATCTTGATAAAGCAGCTTTTGCAGTAATTTCATTTGAAACATCAAAAGCAGAGCTTTTAAAAGACGGACGTTACACAAATCTAGAAAAAGTAAACTGGTCGTCAAATACGCCATTAACAGATGCAGATCATTCTACAATGACTGACAACGCTGTTGAATTTAAAGATGATTTGCGTAAACGCGTTATCGCCTACGAATATTGGGGTTGGTACGATATCTATAACGATGACACTTTAGTACCTATTTGCGCTACGTGGATTGGCAACACAATGATCAGAATGGAAGAAAATCCATTCCCTGATCAAAAGCTCCCCTTTGTCGTGGTTCCTTATTTACCTGTAAAACGTTCAATTACAGGCGAACCTGACGCTGAGCTTTTAGCTGAAAATCAAGCTATTTTGGGAGCTGTAACCAGAGGCATGATTGATCTTATGGGTCGTTCTGCAAATGGGCAGACAGGCTTTGCCAAAGGAATGCTCGATGTTGTTAACCGTCGTCGTTACGATTCAGGAGCAGATTATGAATTTAATCCAAACATGCCTCCAGCGTCTGGGATCCTTCAACATAAATATCCTGAAATTCCGGCTTCCGCACTTAACATGCTACAACTTCAAAATCAGGAGGCCGAGGCTCTCTCTGGGGTTAAAGCATTCTCTGGAGGATTATCGGGAGAAAGCTACGGTAATGTGGCTACGGGTATCCGTGGAATGCTTGATGCTGCGAGCAAAAGGGAAATGGCGATTTTACGGCGTTTGGCGGAAGGTCTTGAAAAGATTGGGTCTAAAATAATTTCTATGAACCAGGTCTTTTTGTCAGAGGAAGAAATTGTTCGCATTACAAATGGCGAGTTTATTTCTGTTAGGCGCGAAGATATTCAAGGCGAATTTGATCTTGAAGTAGATATTACCACTGCTGAGATTAATGAATCTAAAGCACAAGATTTAAGTTTTATGCTGCAAACAATCGGTAATTCTATGGAAATGCCAATGGTTCAAATGATCCTATCTGAAATAGCAGGATTAAAACGTATGCCGCTTTTGGCAAAGCGTATTGAAGATTACAAGCCACAGCCAAATCCAATGGCAGAACAAATGCAGCAGCTTGAAATGCAAAAAACACAGTTAGAAATTGCTGAACTGGAATCAAAAGTACAACTGAATCAAGCCAAAGCACGCAAAGAACTTTCAGAGGCTGAAATGAAAGATCTTGATTTTGTGGAACAAGAAAGCGGTACAAAGCATTTACGTGATATGGATGTTCGATCATCGCAAGCAAAATCAAACCAAGATTTGGAAATAACAAAAAGAATTTTAGACCAAGGAAATCGTGGAGATCCTGGCAGAGAAGTAGCAGACGCATTGCTCTTTAGAACAGTGCAAGAAGATTTAACTAACTAACGACAACCAAAAACCTAAAGAGGAATGAAATGTCGCAAACAGAAGAAATCGAACTTTCTATTGCTGAAGCTAAAAAGATGATTGCGCGCAAAGATGCTGCAAATCGTCTTGCTGATAATGCAGATTTTAAAGAACTTATTCTTAATGGTTATCTTAAAGAAGAAACTATTCGTCTTGGTCACATCTCTGCAGATACAAACATGAAACCACACAGAGAAGATATTTTTCTAGCATTACAGGGCATTTCATTATTTCGCCAATACATGCAAAATATGATCCGTATGGGAGATATTGCTGCAGCTGAACTATTTGATCATGAACAAGCGTTAGATGAAGTACGAGCTGAAGAGGCGTATGTCGTATGAGCGAAGAACTTGATTATGAAAACATGACTGACGAGGAACTGATGAATATAGCAGTTCCAGATAATCAGTCTTCTTCTGAAGAAGTCTCCCCTGCCCCAGAAAAAGAACCTGTTGATGAACCTATGTTTGTTGAAAGCAATAAAACAACATTAGAAGATTCTTTAGACGCGGCTGCTGAAACAGATGAAGAAAAAATAACAAATGAGCCTTTTGTTGCAGAACAGAATGACGATGTTGAAGAAGAAGAAGTTTCTGCTGAAGACATCGAAGAAGAAGAAGAAGACGCAGAGCCAAAGCAAAGCGAAGCAGAGCAAAGCGTTGATGTCGAAGAGACTGCTGCAAACGAAGAAATAGAAGATGATGACACTGAGTCCGATGAAAAAGAAGACACAGTAGATTATCAAGCGCTTTATGAAAAAGTAATGGCTCCGTTTAAAGCAAACGGAAAAATGATACAGGTAAATACGCCTGAAGAAGCCATAACGCTTATGCAACACGGCGCAAATTATACAAAGAAAATGCACGCTCTTAAGCCAAATCTTAAAATGATGCGCGCATTAGAAAACAATGGTTTGCTAGAAGAAGATAAGATTAATAATCTTATTGACCTGGCAAATAAAAACCAAGGCGCAATTCTTAAGTTAGTTCAAGACGCTAAGCTAGATCCAATGGAAATAGACACAAGCGTTGAAACAACTTATAAACCGCAAAACCATTCTGTTAGTGATCAAGAAATGGATTTTCACACGACACTGGAAGATGTTCTTTCAATGTCGTCTGGATCAGAAACTATTTCTATGATAAACACACAATGGGATCAGGCTTCGAAAGAAGCTATCTATAAAGAACCACAGATCATGCAAGTAATTCATGATCAGCGAGCAAACGGTATTTATGACCGCATCTACGCTGAAGTTGATAGACGCAGAACTCTGGGTACTCTTTCTACCACCATTCCACTTATTCAAGCTTATAAGCAAGTTGGAGACGAATTACATAGCTCTGGTCAACTCGTTTCGCAGGAAACCCCTGCAAACCAAAGTAAACCAAAAGTTTTGGAAACTCGTGCTTCTAACCCTCGTAAAGCTGTCTCGAATGGGGAAAAAGCTCGAGCAGCTTCGCCTACTCGCGCTGCACCAAAATCATCGCCCAAGCCTTTTGATCCTTTTTCATTAACTGACGAAGAGATCATGGCGATTCCGACACAGTTTTCATGAGGTAAATCATCATGCCACAATTATATAACGCTCCGAATACCACCCCTTCATCGATTGAAGGCAGTGGTTCTTCACAAATGAATACATTCTTCTGGCAACGAAAAGCGCTAGTTGAAGCTAAAAAAGACATGTATTTCACGCCAATGGCAGACACCGTATCAATGCCTAAGCATTACGGTAAAGAAATTCGTGTTTACCACTACATGCCTCTTTTGGATGATCGCAACCTTAACGATCAAGGTATTGACGCATCTGGTGCGGTAATCGCTCAGGGTAACTTGTACGGCTCTTCTAAAGATGTAGGGGCAATCGACTCTAAGCTGCCAACTCTGACCGAGAACGGTGGACGTGTTAACCGCGTTGGTTTCACACGTATTCAACGGACTGGGACTATTCAAAAGTTTGGTTTCTTCCAAGAGTTTTCACAAGAATCAATGGACTTCGACACTGATTCAGAACTCTACATGCACTTGTCTCGTGAAATGGTGACAGGCGCTACTCAGCTAACTGAAGCAGTTCTGCAAAAAGAACTTCTTGCGGGAGCTGGTACTGTTGTTTACGCTGGTGACGCAACATCAGATTTAACAGTAAACGGTGAATCTGCAGATCCTGCAGTTGTCGATTACGCTGATCTAATGCGTTTAGCACGTATTCTAAATGACAACCGTACTCCAAAACAAACCAAAGTTATCGCCGGCTCACGGATGATTGATACCAAAACAATCAACTCAGGCCGCGTTATCTACATTGGGTCTGAATTGGAAGCGACACTGAAAGCGATGACTGACTTGTTTGGCAACGCTGCATTTGTTCCTGTGCATCAATATGCTGACGCAGGAAACGTGTTAAACGGTGAGATCGGTACTATTGATCAGTTTCGCATCGTAGTTGTTCCTGAGATGCTGCATTACGCAGGCGCAGGCGCTTCTGTAGGAACAAATCCAGGCTACGAAGAAAGCGGCGGTAACTACAATGTTTACCCAATGCTTTGCGTGGGTGCTGAATCTTTCACAACAATTGGTTTCCAAACGAGTGGCAAGGACATGAAGTTCAAAATCACTACAAAGATGCCTGGGAAAGAAACAGCAGATCGTACTGATCCTTATGGTGAGATGGGCTTTAGCTCAATCAAATGGTATCATGGCACCATGATCCTTCGCCCTGAGCGTCTTGCAGTAGTGAAAACACTTGCAACTATCTAAGCCAATATGGGTAGGGGGTGATAGCCCCCTACCCTTTCTAATAACCTGCATTAAGGATTGAAAAATCACCATGTCTACTCTTGAAAACCAAATTGAAAATGAATTTGACACTTCTGAAGAAGCTGAGCTTGCAGCTCTAAAAGAGCGCGCAAAAATGATGGGACTTAAGCTTTCGCCAAAAATTGGACTTGAAAAACTTAAAGCCAAAATTGAAGCAAAACTTAATCCTATTGTTGAAGAAACTGTAGATCCAGAAGAAGAAACAGAAATTCAACGAAAAGCAAGAATTCGCAAAACACAAAAATCAGAGCAAATGGCTTTAATACGTTGTCGTATTGCTAATCTTAATCCGTCAAAACGAGATTTGCGTGGAGAGATATTTACTGTTGCAAATAAATACGTTGGCACCGTGCGAAAGTTTATTCCTTATGGAGAAGCCACAGACAATGGATATCACATTCCACAAATTATTTATGAACAGCTAAAAACAAGAAAGTTTTTACAAGTTAACACCCGTAACGACCGCTCAGCTGGAAACCAAATTGTTGTCGATCAACGCTGGGTTCCTGAATTTAGCATCGAGGTTCTTCCCCAGCTTACTCAGGAAGAACTCGATAAACTGGCTGCATCTCAAGCTGCAGCTGGTGGGGTGTCTTAAGGTTTTCCTCCCTGTCCTTAAGACACCCTCAACGTAGAAAGTAATTGGAGAGCACTATGACAAACGCCCCTAATACCACTACTGACGATATGGCTAACGCCTTATTTACTGCTCTTACAAATGATGCAAGTTTTACACTTCCTACGTTGGACATTGAAAGCACAGACTTTGATTTTCCTACGACAACTTACACAGCTAATTCACGACTTACAGAAGCAGATTTAACTACACGGACTGTTGGAGGATCAGGGCTTTTTGATGGTTTAATGGCCTCAATAGCGGCGCAACTAAACTCAGAATTTGAAGCAGGGCGTATCACAGCTAAAGAATATTCTACATCTTATGTTGCTTTATCTCAAAGCGCCATGAGCAGTGCTGTGCAATACCTGCTTCAAAAAGACCAACAATATTGGCAAACAGAGCTTATTAAACAGCAAGCCATAGCAGCAGAGCTTTCTGTGGTTCAAGGAAAGCTGCAGATAGAAACTTTAAAAGCGCAAACGATTCAAGCACGAATGGCAGCATCTTCAACAGCAGCTGAATATTCTTTAAACAAAATGCGTTTGGCGACAGAAGAAGCAGCCATTAATCTTTCTGAAGCGCAACTTACAAGAGTAAGTTCACAAAACACAGTAGACACTGCACAAATTGCAAGGCTGACTTC